GCGTCCGATCCAGAAAGGCTTACCCAATGCGATAAGAAGTTCTGCGTGGCGAAGCTGGGGGACGTTTGATACCGAGAACGGTAATGCTGGGAAGATCCGCGCCGCTCATATTGATAACGGGCGAACAGATCCTCAATGGTATGGTCAGCGTTGAAAGCATCAATCGGGCTGACCTGATCGGGAAACTTCTGCCGACGCTCGGCACGCTGGCGCTCACGGTCGGCACGCGCCCGGTCGGCCTGCTCGGCGGCGAGGCGGTACTGCTCCAGCCTTCTGTCAATTTCTTGACGGATGGCGCTGTCGGCATCCAGACGCAGGGTGCCGGCCCGGATGATGCGGTGCTGGTAGAAGATCGGGGTCAGATCGGGGTTGCGTTTGGCCAGCGGCACGTTGGGCAGGTAGATCGGCTGTCCGCAGCGTGCCAGGGCGCCGTCGGGGTGTATGCCATTGGCATGCAGCAGATCGAAGAGGGCGGTCTGGGCAAGCTCATAGTCAGCGCCTGACAGCGCGCCCGCCAGAGGCAGCAGGACGCGCCATTTGCGGTTCTCTGGTGTCGCGCCGGAGGATGAGTAGGAAAGCAGGCTGACAGGCCCGCAAACGGCCTCCACGGCGGCCAGCACGTCGTCTAGGCTGGGGTTGCCCCGGTCGATGTCGAGGGCCAGCATGCGGAAGGCTCCACGCTCGCGCTGGGCTTCGTGCGATCTGCCGTCGTGTTCGCGGTAGGTTGAGGGAATGAAAAAGTCGGCGTCGATCTTTTCTTTGGCCTGCGGCGTGGAGACCATGCGGGCGATCTCGGACCAAGAGATGCCGGGGTAAACCTGGCCGGGCTTGCCGATGAGCGTGTGGAAAGAGCCGGGGGCTGTCAAAAAGCGGATGTCAGACATTGTGGCCACCGCGACACTTGCCACCAGATATAGACTGCATTAAAGTATTCCTTGTGTTGGGTTGCTCTCACACATCTGGAACCTGCTCCTCCCTCGGTTCCGCCTGCCTTAACTGAACCCCGGCGCGTTGGTCTCACGCCGGGGTTCTTTTTATATCACCAGGGTACCTCGTCCCCGAGTTCTTCCTTGATGCTCTGCCGCTTTTCTTCTTGCAAGGGCTGACGCGCCTGCTCAAACGGATCGGCCTTGCTTTCGACGGTATCGAAGTCATCAAGGCCGCCGTTGCCGTAGCGAGGCGGTTCAGTCAATTGGACCGCATCGAGGATCAGTGAAATACCTCCAGATCCCTCCGGGTCCATAGTCGCGCATGCGTAGGCGCGCACGACGCCTTTGGTGCCGCCCCAGAATCCCAGATCGGCAATCGGCTGCTTCTGGCCGTCGATCACCATTGGCGGCTTGTTGAGCGTGCCATCGCCCCTGACGCCGTTGCGCTTGGCCGCGAACTGGACGATGCCTGTTTCGTTGCCATGCTCGTCCTTCAGCTTCTTCATGCCAAAGATCTTGGTGAATGCCGGCAGCTTTGAATTGCGCGCCTTGCTTGCCTCATAGTGGGCGCGCAGTTGCTCATAGAGCGGCTTGGCCTGCTCCTTCGGCATCTCAAAAGTGACGGACCATGCCGCAAGGCTCGCGGTCTGGGCGCAGGGTTCGGACTGCTTTTTCTGCGGGTTGTAACGGTAGGTGCTGTTGAGGCGGGGATATTGGATCGTCACGTTGGTCGCGAGGATCTTCAGAAAGTCTTCGTTATTGTTAGCCATGATTTGCTCCTCTCTGGCTTGTGGTCTCAGAAGTCTACGGTTTCGGTGAAGATGTCATCTTCGGTGGTCTCGGTCTGCCAGCGTGGCAGATCGATATGGTTAATCAGATCCCATCCAGTTGGGAAGGCTGAAACGGCGATGGCATTGCTGATCTTTTGGAGGGTCTGGGTCACGATCATGTCGGCGTGGTCCAGATATCGGTCGGTAAGGGCGTGGACACCGACAGCAAAGGGTGCCTCCTTCTCAACCGCGATGAACATGAACGTGTCGGCCTTGTAGCCAGCGGCACGCAGTGCGCGCAGGTAAAAGGCGGCCTGCACGTCGTATGCGTACTTGCGCAATTCGCGCGGGAAGCCGTCGGGACTGGCGTCTGTGGTGGTCTTTACGTCGAACACCAAGCCGACCTCGGGCAGATACCCGTCGGGCCTGCATTTGATCTCGACGCCAGTGGCCGGATCGATGCCGAAGAAGCTGGCCTCGGCCACAAAGGTCGGATCGGCCAGATACATGGCCGCGACCGGGTGAGCCTTGACGGCATCGGCGATGCGCGCGGCCAGATTGAAGTCGCCCTCGGGCAGCAGGATGACGCCATCCAGATCGGCCTCAAGCTGGGCTTTCTTCCACTTGTCACCGCGCCGATCTTCCGGCCCACGCCGGACCAGCTTCTTCTCCGGTTCCAGCACAAGGGCGTGAACGGCTGACCCAAGCGCGAAGGCGCTGCTTTCCTTGCGGACCTTGCCTTTCCAGTGGGCCAGTGACGTTTTGTAAACCGCCTTCACGTCCGAGGACGAGATCGCCGGATGGGAGTGATATTCCTTGTTGGTCAGGTCGGTTCTCATTTCTTCCTCCATCCGTAATATGCGATCAGCGCCGCCTCGGCCCTGCCGTCGTCTTTCTTGCGCGCCCAAAGATTGGACTGATCCGGGAAGACGCTTGATGCGTATGCCCTTGATGCGTCCTTGTCGGTGGACAGGCCGAAGTGCTTTTTCCACGTCGCCGGCGGCACTTCATTCGTCGGCACGCCAGCGTAGAACAGGCACGCCTTCATCTCGCCGTAGGCTTGGGCGATCTTGGCCACGTTGGCCGTCCCGATCATTTTTGGAAAATAGGGTTTCTCCACCCAGGCGCACCGCACGCTGCCGATCTCGGACAGGATGGCGCGCTTTTCTTCGATGGTGCCGGGCATGTCGAACACGCGCACGGTCATGTCGTCAGCGTCCATGACCGCGATGGCGCCAGTCTTGCCTGGGTCGATCCCGATGTAGAGGGCCATCAGATAGCCTCGCCCCTCAAGCCGACCAGCATCTTGGCCTGCATGTCTTTCTCCTTGTCAGCAATCTCCCCGCCGCAGGCCAGATATCCGCAGCCGTCAATCCAATTGTCCGCGTGGGCCGGGTTCGACTTGGCGCGGGCCAACTTCAGCAGGGTCATCATCACGGCAACGTCGTGCGGCTTGATGTTCCGCCCGAGGTGGGCCGACCAGTACGCCGCGATCAAACCGAAGTTGGCCTCGGCGTCGCCGTGCGTGCCGGCGCGGTCCTTGGTGACGTATTCCTTGGCGGTGTCGAGGATCTCGGAACGGTTCATGCTATCGCTCCCTCGGTGATCCACTCTTCCTCAAACCGCAAATCCTCGATCCCGGTAATGTCGGCGATGCGGTGGCGGTAGACTGCGGACGGCACGATGCGGCCCGTCATCCAGCGGCTGAAGCTGGACGATGCCACCGGGATCTGCTGGGCGATCCAGCCCAGTTTGCGCCCGTCCTTAGCGCACCATTGCCTGATTTGTTTCTGAGCCATCATCTTGGCGCTCTCCCTTGTTTCGGTTCAATACGCTTAAGGCTCAAAAAAAGATGCGTCAAGCGCAATTTTTTGCTTGCACGCGGTGCGGCAGACTGTATGGTGGTCATACGAACTAGCAAACAAGGAGACGACGAGATGAACAAAGATCGCGCTTACGAAAACGTCCGCATCCTCGGCAACAACTTTGCCCTGAGCATGGCCGACATTGGCAAGAACATCGACGACAAGTCACCCCTCATGAACGGTCTGGCAGCTTACGAGATGCTGAACCTCAAGGGCGTGTACGACTGGCTGGACACGTCGATTGAGATCGTGATGCGCGATGTATTTGAGTTGGCGCGCGAACGGGTCATGGCAGCATGACCCGCTACCGCTACGAAGAAGACTACGGCGATTGGCTTTATCACAAGCAACGCGACGATGAACTGGATTGGCTGGGCGTCATCGCCCGGCCAGCACCCCGCCCCCAGCCAGCGGCCTACGCGCCGCCCCAGTGGAAACCAACTTACCCCGGCGAAGATCCGCCGTTTTGATAGGAGAAACCAACATGTCAGACCCAACCATCCTCATCACGCTAGAGCAGGCCGAAGCGGCTCTGGAGTGCATCGACCGCGACATCGAGCGCAACTACACCGACGACCACCCAAACTACCACGACACTGGCGAGATCATGTTTCTGTTGCGCCGCGCCGAACTGCGCTTGAGCGCCGCAATTAATGCAAACAAAGGGAAATAAGCCATGCGCATTCGTGACATCATCGCCGACCTGATCGGCGTCATCGCAATCTTCGGCGGCGGCTATGCCTTGCTGCTGATCGGCCACGGGATGGGGTGGTGAGCATGACCATCGAAAGCCTGCGCGAATACATCGCCGACAAGGAAAAGGAGATCCACGCCCTCGAGACCCGTCACGGCACCGGCGTCAGACCTAGCTGGGTTGGAGAGGAAATATCGATTTTGTCGTTTTACAAAACCGACGCCGAA